AAGGCATCAAGCGTGCACCATCAGAAATGACGTGCAAGCACTTTCACCAACGATCATGCTTCCTGAAGCGCTTCGTGTAAGTCCTAAACACTTCTTCTCAACAATGGACAAACAAAACCGACTTCGCCAAGCTGAACAAAGCAACATCGAACAAGCATTTGCCGATCATGACGCAAGACTTCAGCAGGCTTTCGCCAATGCCAAAAATCCGAAGCCTATCCTCTGGATTCGTACTCCTCACGGTTGGACCATATCAAGAGACGATTGAACCGCACGAAATTCAAGCCGTCACTACACTCCTGCAACAACGCTACATCAGCAACTTTTTACCAGATTCCGAAAACTGTTATATTCTCAGTAACCGGAAAAATTTCCTTGAATGCCTCACCAGCGCGGCACAAAAGCTGAAACAATAATCCGTGCCAAAGAGTTTGCACGCATCATTGCCAATGGCGGCAGACGGTCAGACTGTATTGAATTTGCTGAGCAAAACTGGGGGCTGAAGCCTTCCGCTTGTAATCAATACCTACAGCTCGCACGCGAACAGCTAAAAGCTGACTGGGACATTGAACGTCCGCAAATGGTCGCTGATCTGCTTTCGCAGTGTGCCACTCTGCAACAAGAAGCCAGAGCTAAAGGTCAATATCACATAGCCTTAGGAGCGATTAACACCGCTGCCAAGCTGGCTCAACTGTGTTCGTGACTGACGAAAAATTCTGGTATGAGCACTTGCCCGAGACTGATATGTACCGCGTCTGGATGACGGTAGAAGGCGTTTCAGCGCATTGTCACGTCAGCAGTATGCACCTGATTGACGAGAAGCGTGGGCAGCTCCGTGAGGCTTGCTTGCGTAAGTCTTACGAGGTGTTTGACCGTTGAGCATTCTTGACCACGCTCCGATTGGTCACGTCCTGGGCGATGCGTCAGGTTTAGACACTGATGCGTTGTTAGCTCAGATGAAAGCAGACTTGCATCCTGGTCAGCTTGAATTTGTCGATGATGAAACCAGTCAAATTTTGGCAATCTCTGCAGGTTACGGTGCAGGCAAAACGCGAAGCCTTTGCTGTAAAGCTGTATCACTCGCAATTGCTAATCAGGGCTTTGTGGGCTGTGTTATGGAGCCGACAGGACCGCTGATTAGAGATATCTGGTTGACGGATTTTGACAATTATCTTGAAGCGTACGAAATACCTTATACCTTTAGAGCATCACCACTGCCAGAATATGTGCTGCATTTACCGAAGGGTGATACAAAGATTTTATGCCGCAGCTTTGAGAATTTCCAGCGCATTATCGGTTTAAACTTGGCATTCTGCATCAGTGATGAGATTGATACCGTTAATTACTCTGTCGCATCAAAGGCGTTCCCTAAAATTCTTGGTCGTCTTCGCTCCGGTGTAGTAAGGCAGTTTGCCGCTGCATCCACGCCAGAAGGCTTCAAATGGCTTTACAACGAATTTGGCAGCCCTGATGCACTTGCGCGTGATGATCGCAAGCTGATCAAAATGAAGACGACGGATAACCCACATCTGCCAGATGATTTCGTCGAACGCTTGAAGGCTAATTACGATCCAAGCTTGCTGAAGGCTTACCTTGACGGTGAGTTTGTAAACCTAAACACTGGCCAGGTTTACGACAGGTTCGATCGTGAAAAGCATGTTGTAGACAGCGTTTCTACAGGTGATGAGCCCATTCATGTAGGTGTTGACTTCAACGTTGGCAATATGTCAGCCGTGATCGGTGTAAGACTGAATGACAAATTTGTTGTGATTGACGAAGTGAGTGGTAGCCATGACACCGATACACTCGCGCAAGAAATCAAACGACGATATTCCAACCGTCGAATTTATGCCTACCCTGACGCATCAGGCGGAAACCGAAGCACGAACGCCGCGCAAACCGATATTCAAATCTTGGAAACCTATGGGTTTAGCAACCAGTCAGGTAGATCAAATCCTGCCGTGCGTGATCGGGTGGCTGCTGTTCAAGCTGTGTTGGAAAATGGGAAAGGACAAGTAAGGCTGCAGGTTGCGAAGAACTGTAAACGTACGATTGAATGCTTAGAGCTTCAAAGTTATACAGAAAAAGGCGATCCTGATAAGGATGCAGGATACGACCACATGAATGACGCGTTAGGTTATGCGATCTGGCGTTTGTTCAACCCATTGCACGCAAGATCTGGGCGTGGCACCGGCATTAGAATCTATTGAGATTGCCGCTTCAGTGCTATGGCACGCCGTTATGTTCGCGATAACCGTGGACGCTTTGCGCCTAAAGGTTCTGGCGCTACAGCCCGTGGCGGCAGGTTGAAGACTGCAAGCGGCAAGAAGCGCGAAACGCAAACGATAAAGGCCAGCAGTGGTGGTGTTGCTGGAACGATTGGCAAGCCTAAGGGTTTGAAGCCAAACACCATCAAGCCTAAGCCGCAAGTATCAAACACGCCGCGACGAACACGCAAGCCAACAGCTGCAGAGTCACGAGCCAAAGGATTAAAGCCAATCAGCGAAATACAAGCGCGTCAAGCTGCGCAGGCAAAGGCCAGCCAAGCAGCTAACGCTGGCAACTATCAAAGAAGATTTCAATCAGATCGCACTAAGGCTGCAGCGGCACAATACCGCGCTTCTGGTTCCAAGGGGCAAAAATACAGCACGATTAAAAACCCAGCACCTGAAGGCTCTGCGCCTTTTGCAGTAACTGGCAGCACTTACCAAGGGCGTAAAAATGCTGCAGCAGGACGCGCCGCCAGAGACGCAAGTAAATCTCAACAAAACCGACGGTCTAAGACTGATATGCAGCGGATGCAGCAAGCTGATCGAATTATGGAGAAGCTAGCAAAGCGTCAGAAGGCTGTTGTCAATAACGCATCAAGCCTTGAGTCTGGGCTGAAAGGAATTCGCCGCAACAATGCACGCGCAGGACGTGTTAATCGAGCATTGGAGGCCAAGGGCTTGCTTGGCGAATACAATCGCCGCACCGCATCCGCTGATCCGATCAGAATGACACCGGCGGGTAAAGGCATTCCAAAACCCAAACCCGCAGCTAAGCGTGCTGATCGCGCTGCTAGCAATATCCCAATGAGTGGCGCACGCGGGCGCAAGCTTGATGCCGAAATTTCACGGAACGTTAAGCAGCAAGCTGTTGCAAAACAAGCAGAAAGCAAAGCCCGCAACCGTCAATTCAAATCTGATCAGTCACGCGCCAAGGCATTGCGTAACAAATATGGTGATCAGCTTGCTAGAGACTTTGCGGCCAAATCAGGAAAGAAAGTTAGCGAAGTGAAGGCCACCATTAAAGGCATGGCACCTTCGCAGCAGGTTAAGTTGCTGACAAAGGCAGGCCGTGAGCAGAGAGCCCAAGCGAATCTTGCACGCACCGCTGACACTCGCAATCAGCCAGGTTCAAAAATGATTCGACGCCCAAGCCAAAAAACGATCAAATCAAACCTAAAAGCTGAAAAGGCTTTGGAGTTTTACAAAGATCCCAAAAAAGCGTTAAAGTCGGTCAACAAAAAACGAGCAGGCTTCAGGCTCCCAAAAGGAATGCGCTAATGACTGAACATAAAATCACGGCAGTTGGCAGGCTGCTCAAGTCAAAGCACGGCGAACCACGCAAGCATCAGGTCATCAAAATCGACGCTGATGGTAAGGCAAAAATTGCCATTGACAAAACACTAGACAACTGTTGAATCTTTTAGTACCTTGGGCATGTTCTATTGTTCTGAACATGCTCGAAGGCACTGAACTACTCAAAAAATGCCGCCAGCTCGGTGATGTCCCACGCTCTGAGCTTGTCCGTGAATGCGGCTACATCAGCGTCACCGCTGAAGGCAACGAATCGCTTAATTACACCGCTTTTTATGAAGCGTTGCTAATGGCCAAAGGCGTTGACCTGAAGAAGCCTAAAAAAATGGGCCGCAAGCTTACGCACAAAACCAAAGTGCAAGGCAACGGCAACCTTTTGGTAGGCAGTGCTTACATCAAGGAGCTTGGGTTTGAGCCTGGCCAAGAGTTTGAAATTAAACTTGGTCGAAATAGCGTGCAACTGACTGCTGCTACCGCAGCGGCTTAAACTGTCGCTATAGACCTGTGAGATTGCGCCGTGTACTCCGGTTACAACTTTTATG